GGAATAAAACAGCGACCACCGAGCGGTCAAGGTCCGGTTCGCGTAAAGGAAGCGTTACAGGAATGTCTGATGAAGAATCTGAACTGGATATCAGTGTATTATTAAAGAATAAACAAGACTACTACCCAGAAGACAACGACGAGACGACTACGGACGACAACGACGACAACGACAACGACGACAACGACGACAACGACGACAACGACGACAACGAAGACAGTAGCGATAGTGACGTTGAAACCGATAACTCCTCAAGAATACATCCCAGCGTGAAAGACTCGGATTATGCAGTAGATTCAGATGAAGACCTCCTTCAATCGGTTATAGACGAACCAACATTTCCACTGGATATAAATGCGATATTATCTGCGATGAATAAGGCAGAGAATAACACGATTGCGAATCTCTCAAAGAAAATGATAGATGACCGGCGCCACGAAATTCTCTCGTCGCTGAATTTGACGACCGAAAAACTGGCGGAGTTTGAACGTAAACTCTCAATGTATCGCGTCATTGAAAACCCATGTGATTTGAAACATTGTCAACTGATTCGTTGGATACCACTTCGGTCACTTGAAACTCGCCCCTATGTAACTCTCGGCGGCACATTGTTCAAGGTTCGTGAAGACCCAGAAGATGGCACACATACAGTTACGATTCGTAATATCAAGAGGTTCGTGTTTAATATTCGGTTTGAGGCCAATATCGTATTTCAACGATTGAGTCAAGAAGAACTACTTATATTGAGTGTAGTGGAGTATATCAATAGTGATGACGTAGACTCTGCCGTAAATGCGCGCGAATTTGGTCAATGAACGTGACTGCTCAGACTGCCTCGTCCCACACGTAACCGACGCACCGTCTTCGTAATATCACGAGTTAGTTTTGGATGTAATCTGCCACGTTTTGTTTTACAGCGAAATCCGTGTTGGCGCATTCCTCTGTTATTAAAAATTGTTTTCGAACAATATGCGATACTTCGTTTTTCAGAAGTAGAATCACTTCTTGCCTTAATACAACGACATAATTTCCCGGCTAAAATGCGATGAGCACGTGATTTTATAGACGTATTATTTGTTATACTATCACGACCACGCGGTTGATAATGATGAAGAATTTTAAGATAATCGCCGCGTGTGAGTTTCATATCTTCATCAATATCATCATCGGTATATTTTAATCTAGTTGACATAACAAATACGGTGACACGTGAAGACGACGAAACTACCGGTCTATCCTATAGTAGACAAATACAAAAAAGTATTCACATAATATTTATATTCATAGAATATAACGGGATGAAACAAAAAGTCGTAGTGTTTGACATTGATGAGACACTCGGCAATTTTTCTCAACTATCTATTTTCACACACGTATTGGAAGATTATTACAACAAACCAGAGTTGTCATATCGCTACTTCAATGATTTAGTTGATTTGTATCCAGAAATTATACGACCAAGTATGGTTCGTATATTGGATTATATCCGTAAAAAAAAGAACACAGGGGTTTGCGATAAAGTAATGATATACACGAATAATATGGGTCCTGTGAAATGGATATCGTGTATTCGGCAATATTTTGAAACTAAACTGCGGATGGCTGCCACTGCATCCGCATCCGCATCTGCGTCCGGAGGTCTCGCAATTATCCCTCCTCTTTTCGACCATACAATTAAACCTAAAACTGAGGACTCTACCGATACACAAACGCAGCAGCATCAGCAGCTGTATCCGGAACGAACAACCAACGATAAAACAATAAGTGATTTCATACGATGTGGACGTCTACCGAGAGATATTGAAATATGTTTTCTGGACGACCTTCAACATCCTAAAATGGTGGATGAACGTGTTTACTATATCAAACTACAGCCCTATCATTCCTATATTCCATTTGAAATGTTTGTTGTTCGTTTCTTGAATAGCGCATTATATCGTGAGGTATTTGACAAGTTCACAGTCCCATCTACGATATCTATTACTTCGCCCAACTCGAAAAAACAAATACTATCGATTGAAATACATAATCTATTTCTTAAATATGCGAATTTGGCGAAATATGACGCAAAGTCGCACCAATCAAAAATCAATCCACGAGAGATTGATGAAATCATTAGTAAGTATATCTTATACCATCTCCAGCAATTTTTCAGGGATGGACCACCAAAGCCAAGAATATTGGTTCACACACCACACGCACAACACCGCCGCACGTCTAAAAAAAATCGGACCACAACGCCGATACATTCACCAAGGGTTTTTTATGTAGATAAGACAACTGCGGTTAAGAATATGCGAAACAAGACAATACGTAACAAGTGAAGCAACACACACACACACATACTTGACCTAGGAAAACCACGATAGTTGACCAGTGTCTCCCCCTTCCGCTGAGACAAAGACAACACGCTCACCTGATAGTTGTGTCCACGCCGAAATGATATCTTCCACGGCTTGCTTGAATGCTCGTGTATTCTGAATATCTTCGTGGTTCAGATATATGATTCCATTCTCACGACGTGCTTTGACGAATATCTGAGATACTGCCTCTCGTGCGCGAATCAATTCACACTGAAATTCCATACTCTGTGCGTCAATCTGAGACTGACGTTTGTCATTTTCTGCGTCGACCCATCGTTGATGACGCATATTTCTGATGTGACGGTCCCAATTGCCTTGTGCTCCACGCCAACCGCATTGGCAACTAACCGGTCGCACAATCTCCAATTCGTGATAGGTGTCATTGAACAAGCGCTCCATAATCACTTGAATCGCGTGATGAAGCACCATCGGACTTGATTCGTATCCGGCAGTTCCTTCGTTAGGTTTGTAATCCATAAGTGCTTGAAATGTATCCTGTTCTTGACCGCGGTGAACGAGATTGTATCTCTCATCGCTATAAATGCTTGAATCTTGTCCGCACACTTCAATAACAATTTCATCGGCTAGAACCATAATCTCCTCGTATAAGTCTTCGTCTTCTTCTTCAATTTCCTCCAACGTCTTCCAACAGCGAAGTATTGCGCCAGGACGAACTGCGGTCAATGCGGTTTGCTTGTGCCGATGTAACGCACCGAGTGCATTCATTCCACGCAAATACGCACCTTCCGGAATCACGTGTTGAACATCCTCCAACACGGCCATCAGGGTATCCAATTCTGTCTGTATTTTTTCACGGGTTTCTGCGATAATACCACTTCCACTACCGAACGACATTTTGTTGCTACGTTGATTACTCTGTATTTAATGTATTGGTTGAAAAACATTTCAATTTTATGCTCACTCGCTTTGGCGCTCCGTCCGCAGAGCGGACCCGCACCTTCGCTCGTTCGCGTCGTGCTCAATATTATCGGGGGAGATGGTGGGTATACGCGCGCCTTCTCTCGTCCGCTTCGTGCTCAATATTATCGGGGAGATTGTAAGACACCGCATTTACTGTCTTGTATACGATGGCCATATTACACCACTGCTGCCACTTCCGCCTCCACCTCCGTCCGTCACCTGTATCACCGGCTGAATTATCTTTTGCGTGACTTGCTTCTGTGTATACGATACCACTGTATCCGAAACGATGTGTGTAATCAAAATGAATACACACGTATATAAAATGAGACTGCGGTCAAATTCACTAAACTTGTTTCCGCCAAGAATCGCGAACTTCGGGTTCGTCCAAGAAACAGTATTGAACCGAATAAGTAGAATAACGACAGCCGAATACAATAATACGTTTCGTAATACAGGGATATACCCAGGCAACACGGAGTAAAAACCTAATAAAACAACTGCGTATGTCCCATATACAAAATAGTCCAAATAGTCATAATAAGACGCATACTTTTTGAATAAGGGGGATAATGCGTCACGTAAATAGGTTATCACTGACACTATGAAATCTTCCGCAGTATTCTTTATCCTATTCATAATACTATACAATACTGTGCTGTATTATATAGATATAATAATGGTCGTTCTACTTGCTCCGTTATTCCGTGGCGGCATCCGTGGCGGCATCCGCAGCGTCTGTGACATAAAATGACAACAAACGCGCACTTGGGTCCAGCACGCCTTCACAAAAGGGATGTCTCCAGTAATATGGAATCGTATCTCCGCGTCCTTCATAGATATTTTCAAATACGTGACGGTAATAGAAACTCTCCTTGTCATATGGCGGATTATGAAGCGAATACAAATGATGCGCTTTATTATTAAACTCAACATCCGATATAACGCGGTCGGCATACTCTTTAATCATTTGAACCCACGTCCGTCCACCATCAGCCGAACTTACTCCATCACTGAATGCCTCTTTTCGGCGCCAGAGAACATCATCCGGCAATAAACCCTCGGATTGAAACGCCCGGCGAAGAATATACTTCTCGATTTTTTCATCATTGAATCGTTTCAAACGCGGAGGAATTGTCATCACGTAGGTAAGGAACTCCTTGTCCGCGAAGGGCACACGCGCTTCCAACCCCGCACCGCTTATACTCTTGTCAGAACGCAATAAATCAAAAAACCGAACATCGCGAATCATCCGCTCATTTTCGCGATGAAAATCTGTGTCTGTCGGCGCTTTCAAGAATCCACGATATGACCCGAAGATTTCATCCGACATATCTCCACAATAGATAACGACATCTTCGGTTTGTTGCTGAATATATTTACTAATAAGGTAATTCCCAACAGATGCGCGAATTGTGGTGGTGCAATAACTTTCCGTCTGATAGATTGTATCATATATCGCATTTAAGAAGTTGCTCTCTTTCAATGAAACTTCGTGATGACATGTCCCCAGATGTTCGGCGACACGGCGCGCCCATTTCAAATCCACTGACCCTTCCAATCCAATACTATATGTATTCAGCACAGTATCTGGCGCAGTCCGGCGCAATTCTCTCGCCACAATTGCAGTGACAAGTGAACTATCCAAACCGCCCGATAAAAGGCAACCAACAGGTCTCTCACTCATCAAGCGCTTCACAACCGCCTTTGTAAAGAGTTCACGAATATTTTTACATACATCATCGTCACTTTGTTCTACAATCGGAAATGAATACTCCACGCGCAACTCTTTCAATTGACGTTCAAAAAAGGATTTGTCCGTCTGCGTGTCCGTGGATTGCACCTTTTTACATTCACCAGATGTATAAGATACGTATGCGTAATCGTAGTAAGTGCGAAACACCGCGCCCCATTCAGTGTCCGCGTTAGTATACTCCATATAACTCCCCGCCGGAAATTGGACGATTGTATCACAAATTGCGTGTATGGATTTCAACTCACTCGCAATACACATCCCATAGTGGTCAGGGTTCAATGATAAGCACATTAAATCGGAATGTTCCTCGCCAAACAACCCATCGTGACGTGATACACCAATGAAAAGTGAACGCACACCCACCGGGTCTCTCGCGACATATGTCGCGCCACTTTCATAATCGTGTAATACAAACCCAAAGACACCATCCAAACGGCGAAGTGTCTCGTGAATTCCCACCTTTCGGTAAAGATGGATGATAACTTCGCAATCGGACCCGCTTTGATATTCGCTCTCTAGACCAAATTCCACAATCAGACTTTTATAATTATAAATTTCACCATTACAGATGAGACGACATTTTTTGATATGAAATGGTTGATTGGCGGTTGAATCCATACCATTGATAGACAGACGATGAAACCCCCACGCACGTGGACCATCTTTCAGAAAAACAGACATATCTGGACCACGATGAGAAGAGTGAATAAACGATTCTTGTAATGTTTTTAATTGGTTGAGCGCCAAACGCGCAACGGTTTGAAAATAGAATATACCGCACATTGTGTGTTAACCGTAAATAACAAATGAATATAACGAATGAATATAACGAAAGGATATACTATAATAACGGATTGTGTTTATATATTATTTAATTTCACATTATACAATAAGTAGAAACGTTAATCAACGACAACGAGACACCCGACATTACTATGGAATTTTATGGTGTTGTAAATGGCGCATATACCAATCATCACGACCGCCTATGTGAAATCAATCAGCGTATCTCCGAGAGAAATATCCCATCCGCAGCGCTTCGCCCCGCATATAATGTTCGTCCCCTTTCTTCCAAATACGCAATGATGCCGATATTAGAATCGCGTCCGGTTGCAACAACCCCTCTCGCAAACTACACGCATTTTACGACGGAGACTGTATTCAATCCGGGAAATGCGAAAGCGCCGTGGCGTGGATGGGCGGAACGTGTCAATCTAGAATCGTCCCTACGCAACCAATTCTTCGCACTTCAGCGGAATGACCGCGCAGTCTACGTCCCGAATTCAACAAGCGATCTCTACAAAGTTCATGTGGACGCACGTGAAGTTGAACAACCGAATCCATATTTGTTTGACAATGGCGCATCCAATTTCGCCCCGATGAATCCGAACCCGCATAATTTAGGCAAACTGACGTTTGAGAACTCCACGCGATTCCAACTTCGGACATTAGACTGCACTTACGATGGATATTTCACGGGTGAAGGTGGACCCGTCATTGAGCCTGCTACGAATTATATTCCGGAAGACCAATTGAAGAAAAAACAGAAGGAAAAAGAACACCAGACGCACTTGTCACATATTGAGGAGGGGTTCCGCGTTGGGGGGTCTGAGGCGAAGACGATGACCGTAAATACAGGCGATAAGTTCCCATCCCATATTCCCCGTGCGACAGCGACATCCAACGCACAAGAGTTATTGACAATGCGGCGCACCCACGCATAATCAGCATAAATCCATTATTGTAATAGAATAATATATGCCAACCTATTCTTCAATTATTATTTACAACGCGACATTAAAATGGCTGAAGACCACATTCAATACAGCAGCGAGCAAAACGACTCTTGGAACGAATTCAATGAACTAACTCTGAATGTGATGGCGAACCGTATTCGTTACGATAAATGTAAAAAATCAATGGCGAATACAGACGGAGTTCTTACTGAAATGTTTAATACTGAAAAGCGGTATTATAAAGAACGAATCATCGCAATGACGAGGGGGTTATTTGACGAGCAATGTGAAAATGATGAAATGAACCGGGCGCATCAAGAGTATCTGAAGGCGTGTATTGCGTATTTGAAGTGGAATGATATCACAGATATGGTGGAAACAGATACGCGTAGTGAGGTGCGGGAGATAGATACGCTTGCCCACGCACGGTCGTCTTCGCCATCGCATTCGCATTCGCCTTCGCCTTCGCCTTCGCCACCCGCGTCACCCGCGCCGCCACCGCCGTCGGTGTCGCCCACATCCGCGCCGCCCGCGTTGTCTATCCTCTCATTTGCCAATAAAATGTGTATACGCAAAAAATCAATGGACGATTTTATTGTGATTCGACCATTAGAAGAAAATAGCGATGAAAAAATACAGGCGCGACTGCCGAAAATTCGCGATTATCAAAATGAAATATTGAAACGCGCAACATTCGTCACGCGACACAGTGGAGAAAGTGCCAAATTATAATATATTCAGGACGGCATCAGCAGCAGATTCTTTATATCTATTTTGTGTAAAAGCTGTGGCGGTGGTGGTATCTTCACCTGTGGTGGGCACGGGTGTATACCAGAAATTGCGTGAAGGAATCAGGAGAAACGCCTTGTAACCATTGGTGGTCTCACTTGACGTGTTGTCGTAGAGGAGTCGTTCTAGGTCGTAAAACGACGTATCCGCATTGTATATATCATTGTTACCGACAGTTCCAATGACATCATCCTTGATGTAATAGTCATATTCAACCGACGGAATAACGACCGTCATAATGTAGTTAAGCGCTTGGTCGCGAATATATGTCAAATACTTCATTTGAATCGTATTTACCGGTAAAGGTAGGTTTTTTGCTCTCGGTGCGTCGTGTTCTTCTCTTGTCAAAGTAACATCATCTTCAGCATAGATATTCGAGATAATTGCGTGAACTGTATACAAGCGCGTAGTTTTGTCGTAAATCACATAAGCAGATTTGTAATGAACTTTTTTGTCAAAACTGTAGACAACTATGCGATAAATATAATTTAGTATTGGTGTCATTGGGTTGATACACTGATGACCATAATCGGGTTCGACGGTGGGCGGGTCCACAACCTGCGCTTCTTCCGGCGATTCTTCTGGTTCGTTTTGAAATGATACTATAATATTCGCGGCATCTGACATCGTAATGTTGCTACCTCCACAACCGCTGCCTATTTCCGAGACATAGTCATCGCGAACCTCGTGGATATCATCTTCAGTGATTCGCACCGCCTTTCTTTTTGGTTTATATATCTTATATGTTTTAATATTGGATTCACGCAATGAAGGTGTATGAAATACGCCACTGCTGCTAGCGCTGGTGCTAACACGTGGTTCAGTGGTAGCGACTGTAGTATAATACGAACGAGTTTTGACAACCATTGAAACGATATAGATAAATGAAACGAATGAACTATACTCTTTATCAAACGCATTCGTTTCATTTCAATTTTTTATTGCATAATAGTATAGGTTTAGTATTAGAAAGGAATGGATAAATTCAAGTCCGTAAGTTGCGCACCAAAAGACGAGACAGACCCCAACATCAATGAAACAAAAGATTTCTCGTGTTATTCCTCTAAATCTCTCGACAAACTCAAAATGCTTTGGAATAAACGCCACCCCGACCAGAAAATCAACGACACTGACCCTCGCGCGATTTGGACAGCACTTAAAAACAATATGAACCGTGTTTGTCATCAAGAAGCGTGTTGGCTCCGCCAAAGTTTCGCATCCACCGGAATGGACCGAGAGATGGAGCAGTATACATTTGCACCACAAGCGCCGAAAGAATGGAAGAAGAATATCCACGAGTGGCTTTCCAGTATTGATATCGCCAATTCCCTGAAGCAATACGAGCACGCGATTCCGTCATTTTTATTCATTGGGCCATCTCCCGTGGATTTCGACGAAGTTCTGGAAGACGGACAGTGTGTATGGAACGAATTGTGTAAGTTTGATATTATGAAACACGTACGAAATGGGAAACCGAAAATCGGGATTGTTTTCAATACTGACCCACACGATAAACCAGGTGAACATTGGGTGTCATTGTTTATTGATGTCAGAGCGAAGATTATCTTCTTTTTTGATAGCACAGGCGACCCGCCTCAGCGCAGGATACGAACATTTATGAAGATGGTGCGCGAGCAAGGACACGAAAACGGCATTGAATTCGTGGAGTATATTAATGACATTCATCATCAGAAAAACAATACGGAGTGCGGTGTTTATTCCATCTTTATGATTATTCATATGCTACTTGGCAAAATGACCGTCCCACGATTTCCTGGATAAGAAGAAGAAACTCACGGATAAGTATATGCAACGGTTTCGGCGGAAGTTCTTCAATGTGGATGAGAAGGTTCCGACGCCGAATGTTGACTTTTGAATGGGGGGGGGGGGCGTTGGCCCGCCTACCAGCGGCGTTGGCCCGCCTACCAGCCTCCGCACGGTCTAACGGCCGTGATTTACCGTAAATTATATAAACCCTTGTTATCATTGTTTATATAATTAACGACTCTAATCGTAGATGTCATCTCTCGTATCCCAAGAAAATAAAGAACTTCTCTGGTCGTTATTGGCCGAGGAAGGACTATTTGACGGTATCCCTGAAAATGTAACTCCAGAAGAAATCAAGCATGTATTTGAACGTATACTCAAAAATCTCTCAGCAACCATTCCGTCTCTTCACGCCGCAAAGTTGAAAGAACTCCATCTCGCAAAACGCCACGCCATCGCGGAAGAGGACTATGACTCTGCGAAAAAACTCCGCGCAACCATTGACGAAATGGAGGCGCCTCTCGCGCGATTGGAGAAACTAGAAGCGCGTAAAGTGCTCGCAATCCAGGCGGAAGACTATGAAGCTGCCAAGCAGATTAAGATGGAGATTGACCGAATTCGCGCTGCTTCATTTTCTCTCAAAGAACTGAATAAGATTGCGATTGAATCTCTCGCTGTAAACATTCCGAAACTTGCGAGAGATATCAGCGCGATTAAATCAGGAGGTGCGATGGGTGGAAGTGGCGGCGCGCGGTTTGGTGTTTCACATTCTCACGACATTGGCGGCGTTAACGGTCTCAACGGCGGTGGCGTCCGAGAGATTTATAATGCGGAGGACTTTCATTCTCAGAAACGCCAGGAAGTTGAAATGAAAATGCGAGAGAAGGAAGCTGAGATGCGTTCGTTTTTTGAAGTTCCACGCCCTGCGGAGATTGACTTTTCAGATATTCCGAGAGACGCACGACCAATTATGCGTTTGAAACCGCGAGGAGGCACTGGCGGTGATACCACTGTTGCTGCCGACGACGACAACGGAGATAGTCCACTCGCAGCTGATGGCGATGATATGGAGAAACTCATTGCTGAGAGAATTGCGGCTCGTCAACGGGACTTGGATGAAATTACTGAGAGAATAAAAGCAACAATGCCGCCAACGGCGCAAAGACAGCAGCAGCAGCAGCAGCAACCCACCGAATATAACCCCAATGATGTAATGCCACCCGGACCACCATCCATCGCGGTTCCTCCTACATCACCGCCTGCACTACAAACGATAGATACACGCAAAGTCCGATTTCAGGAAGATACAACACCTATCTTTCTGAAACTGAAGAGGAAACCACTGATTGACCAAGAAGATGACTAATCTATCCATCGTTTTGATAAAAATACCGGAGCGCCGACCTTTAGGTTGGCGACGCAAGCAAAGCATTTTTATCAAAAAACTAGAAAAACTCTACTCTAGACTGTTCTCCTACCCCCGTCCGCGGGTCTGCTGGTAATATTGTCCTACGCCCCCGCTCCACCAAATTTCCCATCTTATACAATTCCAGGTCATAAATGATATGCGTTTCTGGGTCTTCCGCATATTCTTTTCCACTCACGACCAATTTACGTAACGCCAAGGTCTTCGTCTGTTTATTCAGTTTCTTCATCTTATCATCATCTTCCGTTGCGATATTCGGTTTATAGGCAAGCGTTTCTTCACCCACCCCCATTCCAAACGTATAACACTGTAACCGCTCCTTCGTAGAGGCATTTGCGTGAATCATACAATCAAACGAAGACTCCTTCACCGCCGTCAATATCTGGCGTGTAATGCGTTCTTTTATATTGGATATCTCGTATAGTGACTGGTCCGTGCTCATCGGCGTTGTCCCATCTGTCTTGCTCTTGTCAAGCATACGAATATTCAATGATTCATCATTATCCGTCGCCATTTGGCGCGCGGTGAATCGCATTATATACAAAAACACATCCACGGTTCGTAATTCTTCTGGTAAATCAACGTGACTACAAATACGACGAGCGCGACCAATAATCTGTTCTGTGCGTACAGGATGCCAGTAAGGTTCCGTGATGTGAACATACCGCACATTTCGCAAATTAATGCCCTCTGCGCCTGATGCGGTAATCATCAAAATCTTAATCACTTCGCCATACATATTATTCGTGAAACGTGTAGAAAGTTGTTCGGTAATCGACTTCGGCACATTCTTCCATTTACTGTTGAAGATATTACGGATGATTTCCTTTTCTTCCGGCGTTTCTGTGCCGGTATACAGTGCGAAACATGGACGTTCCTGTTCTTCGGGTGTCATATCAATTGTCCAGTCGCCCAACGACGACTGTTTGATTTTGAATTGCGAGAATCCATTGGTCTCCAATATGAGTTTGATGATTCCGATGCCTTCTAATGTGCGGAATTGACTGTATACAAGGTGAAGACCCACGTGTTGTTTATCCAAGATATTATGTAATAAATGAAGGAATTTAGGACTATATGTCGCGAGTTCTTCTGGAATAAGAAAACTGCCGGCGCTGACTTTCAAGTCGCGAATTGCTTTAGTAATTGCGGTTTGGTATTGTGCTACATAATCTTTTTTTCCAAGAGCGCCAGCACCCTTTCCCTTCTTGCCCGCCATCACTGCGGCAACAGCATCCGAATGTTCACCTGTAATCACAATTTCGGCATCGTCATCGCTTTCCTCCCCTTGACCAGCAGGTTCACCATCCAACATATTTTCATCCATTGGTTCCGCGAGACCCTCACTGGTGGCTACTTCTGCGCCAGATGCGACCGCCCCTGATTTTGGTTTACGACCGCGTTTCTTCGCACCAGCGCCGAGACCACCACCAGGTTCCATCGTGCGCGCAATTCGTGCGGCCAACATTTCTGCTGTTTCGTGAGCGTCACCGGTTACTCCCGCATCCGGCATTTTCCCGAGCGCTGCGGATTTTTCTAATTCACTCATCGCAGTTCCATCATCGCCTGGTAGAGGTCGGCGAATCGATGGTGGAAACACGAAATTACAGAATGCGCGTGAGAAAATACGATAAGTGGACGAAACATCGTCGTAGATTCCTTCGCCTCCGCTGCTTCCATCACCACTCTTCTTGCCGGCTCCTGCCGCCGCCCCCGCCGCGCCGCGTTTCTTCGCCTTTTTCTTCATATTCGTCTCTTGGTTGCGTTCTAGGTCGCGCACCCGTGAGTAAATTGCAAACTGATAATCGCTCATTTCGACTTCAACGAGATGGAAATTCGCGGCGGCGTCGTATGCCGGCAGTAATTTTTCTTGCGCACTGCGAAAATAGGACGTCAGTCCTAAAATACGACGAATAAAGAGGTCGCGGTTCTTGAATTCTAATGTGTTCGGGTCAATGAAATACCCATTGAAATCATCCAATTTATCCGGGAGTGCTGTAAATGGTTCTTGTTTATTCGTGGTTGCTGAAATGACCGAGATTCCATTCTCGCGTAACTTCTGAACGATGGCGCGTTCAAATGCGGCGTCAGAGAGAAGACCGTTTTCAGTGCCAGTGGTGTCTACCACCGCAATACTTCCGGCATCCGCGACTTCGCCTGTGCCCGCCGTTGCCGCGGGGTCGCCCCGACGAATCACACCCCGGTATTTCGCGCCGACGGCATCATAATCACGGACAAACCCGAATGGATTCCTTGTAATCATCAGTTTCTTGGTGCGGGTATTGTAATCCATGTAGTCAAAGGAAAGACCAATACCCTTTGCGAATGATGCGCCCGCTCCCGCGCCCGCGCCTTTCCCAGACCGACCCTTCACCACCGACCCGGGTTCCGAGATACCGAATATTGTTTTAAATGTATCTAGATTAATGCGTCCACTGCCCGCACCAGCACCCGCCGCCGCCGCCCCGCCTTCGCTGACCGTAAACACCCAATTGTCAATATTGCCACGCAGAATATTAAACAACACCGCAATTTCATTCGGATAGTTAATAATGGGGGTTCCCGTCAATAAAACCACTTTTGCGTTCTGCGCTGATAATAAAAACTGGTATAAACGGTATGCCATCGATGTTGCGCGTTTGAGTTTATTCACGATACGACTGACAAAATTATGAGCCTCATCAATAATAATGACCGCGTTGTCAAACGGATTACGTGTATATCCATCTGTCATACTCTTCAACTTCTCCGCACGAAGACCATTATAATTAATAAAGTCGTATTTCGTGTTAATCATTTCGTCGATTTGGCGGTCTACGCGCACACGCTGACTTGGCGTGAGTTCGGTTTCATAATTGCTCGGTTTTGTAACATTTACCATCCACGCACCTCCATTTGTGCGGACAAATTTATCATCCGGAAACATCAGAATTTGCGACAATACTCGCGTCAATTCCGGGTTCCCACGAGAATCAATGAACTCCCAATACTGATTCTTTTTATACATCAAATCACCGCATTTGGTCTTCATTTCTTCGATGTAGTTCATACGAAGTGATGCCGGTGTCATCACGATAATACGCTTAAATGTCTTCAGTCCCTCCGCAATGGCAATCGAAGAGCAGGTTTTGCCACTGCCGAGACCGTGAAAAAGGAGAAGACCGCGATATGGGGAATAAATATTCAAGTAATCGCGCACGATTTTCTGATGTGTAAGAAGTGCGACAGAAGCTGTATCATCACCGCCATATAGCGACTCGCACGTAATATCACCTTCTCCGGATGTGAGTTCTTCGCGGTAAGGCTGAAACAACGCGTTGATATATTGGACGAATCTGGCGCGATTATTCATATAAAACTCAGAGGCTCGGACTTGTGGGAGAGGGCGTGGAGGTGGTAGGCGAGTTGCCACAATGGTATCACCCACCTTATACGCTGCGATATTTACAGTAGAGTCATCGCGTTCTTTTATTTCTTTGATAATTGCTTTCACGCTAGATGATGCCGCGCTTACGGTGCCAGATGATGCTAGTGCGGCAGCAGTTGCACCTTTGGGTTTCGGACGAATCACTCGCTTGTTAACTGGAGGAGCTGCTACCGCTACTACCGATGACGGTGGTTCTATTGCTATTTCGGAAACATTAGGACGCATTTCTTCAAAATCTTCTGGTTGACTTGCTTCTGCAATTGCGATTGCGGCCGATGCTTTTGTTTGTTTTACTACTTCATCAGATGGTAAAATCGCACGTTTTCCTAATTTAACAACTTCAGGAACAGTAGTTGATGACACTTCCTCGATTGTTGCAATTTCCGAGTTTGGACGACGAATATCAATTATAGGTATTGGTTTTGCTGAGAAACCACGAATTCTAGTCATAATTGCTTCACGGTCATAATCTACTGTATGTCGTTTATCGACGATGGTCGGAACTGGGACTGTAGTGGTGGAAACAGTCGCACCCGATTCCAATGGAACATTCTCCGACTCCGTTGCTGCCTCCGCAGTTCCCGTTTCCACTTCCGTTTCTTCGTGAGGGGTATATTTGCGCGGTTTTCTAAGAATGTTGCTCGGTAGTTTACGAGAAAAATGAATAACGACGCCTTCATCTGACGACTGTGCACCAGTTGCTCCCGACGACGATGACACTCGCAATATTGGACGCTGCGTTAAATGAAACTGTTTCAATACATTCATATTGCCAGCAATATTACTAACATATACCGTTATATTTATTTCGCAATTCGTGCAATTTGACGTATCGCAATTTCACAGGTAATTTGTTCGGCCTTTTTCTTGATTTTATGTGACGCGCTAGCAAAGAAGACGAACGCCTTCCCACCCATTTTTTCACAATGACGATGAACTCCAGCAAATCCATCCGGGAATGAATCAAATGGAACTGCTGCGGATGGATTGCCAACAACTTCGTGAAGTTGTTGTCCTAAACATAAATACAAACCCATTTCATAACCGGCATCGGGGTCCCGTGATAATTCGATATAGTCGGGAGTTGTCTTAAATTCCTTTTGAATCTTCACCTGAAGAATATTTTTATAGTTGTCATCATTTTTGATAAGGTTCGTCCAGTCAATATGACGCTCAAACACATTTTCGATAAATACTTGCGCGATTTGAAAACCAACGCCACTTGTAAACACTTTCTCAAACCATTTATCGTCATCGTAAATTGGAACACGATTGAAATCTAGGAACAACGCACCCACAAACGCTTCAAACAAACATCCCAAACGTTTAAAATTGGTTCTAGTGTTCTTTTCTTCAGCGTGTTTGGATATAATAAACCACCGATTCAAACCCATTTCAAGTGCGAATTTACCGATGGTCTCGTTTTTGACGATGGCGATTTTCTTTTCCGTCATAAATCCTTCATTCTCTTTAGGAAACCGACGATAGAGGTAGTATTTTGTCACACACTCCAAGACCCCATCACCGACGAATTCGAGACGCTCGTTTGATTTCTGAAACAGTGGCATCGCACCTTCAGGACGTTCTACAAATGAAACGTTTTCTAGGTCATTGAGAACTTTAGGACGTTTGGTATATGAACGATGGATAAAAGCACGTCGGTAGAGTTCAAAATTGTGGACTTGAGAAGGGACACCATAACGCGAAAGAATTTCTTCCACTTCACGTATAGTAATCTCAGTATTTTCAATATTATACGGATTGAAAATATATTTGTCGCCATCAACGCGTATAACATCTTCATCGTTGTATATATTTCGTCCGGTTCGTGCACTTTCAATTGCGCCACCACATGTACCGTCGCCACTGTCGCTCTTTTCTGTAATATTTAGAAGTATATTCTCGTTTTCAGAACCTTCGGTGTCGGAACTTGTTGCTCCACCGCCACCGCCGCCACTATTTCTATCGATACTGCGAAGACGAAACATCTTTCAAAAATGATATAATTAAATTCTATAAGTCATTGTATTTAAGCAAAATCCAATCAATTTTTTATATCGTTAGTATTTATAATTCAGTATTTACAATGGTGTTAAGTGGCCCTAAGAGGATTTCAAGAATCAGTTCGCTGACAAGCAAGGGCTGCCATTTCGGCAGTATGCCCGGTTCTGCCCCCAAGGTCGGCCGTGGCACCTGGACTTCCGTGGCGTATCGCCAGGGAGGTTTGACATGCGACTGCCTGGCGAAGATTCGTTTTGATTCGTGCGCGAAGCAGTATCAGTATTTGAAGGAGAAGAATCTTATCTTCAACTGCAAGTTGACCGGTGGTGTGGGTCGTCAGCCCTTCACCAAGAACTGCAAGGCATAAAGCAGACGCAGACGCGCGAGTATTTATATATACCATAATTATATACATACAATACAATTATGGTAAACAGTAAAGTAGCGCGTCGTGTATTATTTAACAGCACTGGTCCAACCAACGCAATCCATACCGATACCCAGCACGGAGGCGGTGATAAGAAAGGCGGCGCTGTCCCTGCTGGAACTGGACAGATACGTAGCTTCGCAATGAGAAACACAATTGCCGAACCCGCCAAGAATAAGGCGTTTGTTTTTCGATTCACCGAGAGATTGAATCCTGCGAGACACTCGGGTCCGAAATTATAGATTCCATTCCATTCCATTTCATTACATTACATTACATTACATTACATAAAACGATTTTCATAGTATAACTATACTTGATACTATGAAAATAGAAACGGATTTAAAACTTGATTTTAGCGATGTTCTCTTTCGTCCAAAGCGTTCATCACTTTCATCGCGTAGCGAAGTCGACCTTACCCGAGAGATTATCTTTAAAAATGGAACCAAGTGGTGTGGTATCCCAATCATCGCATCAAATATGGATACAGTAGGCACATTTGAAATGTATAAGGTTCTACACCGATACAAAATGGTTACGTGCTTCCACAAACATTACAGTATCTCTGAATACGCGGATGCTGTAAATTCGTTACACCTTGACCGCAATTATTATATGATAAGCACTGGTATTACAAAACCCGATGAAGAAAAGTTAGATAAAATCATTGAACTTCTTGACCCCCTTTTTGTATGTATCGATGTCGCGAATGGATATATGAAAGCGTTTGTAGAATTTGTTTGTAAAATACGAACGAAATATCCGCAACTGGTGATTGTATGTGGAAATGTCGTATCACGAGAAATGGTGGAAGAACTTATTATGAATTGTGGAGCAGATATCGTAAAAGTTGGAATCGGCAGTGGAAGTGTATGTATTACACGTCTTCAGTCGGGGGTTGGTATGCCACAGTTATCAGCAGTGATAGAATCAGCAGATTCAGCCCACGGATTAAATGGTTTTATTGTTTCGGATGGTGGATGCACAACACCAGCAGATGTAGCAAAAGCATTCGGAGGTGGCGCGGATTTTGTAATGATTGGGGGGATGTTGGCTGGTCACGATGAATCAGGTGGAAACATTGTTGAAGATACAACAACTGGTGAAAAATACAAACTGTTTTATGGGATGTCAAGTTTGACTGCGATGGAACAATATCACGGTGGAGTTGCGTCACATAGGTCAGCAGAAGGAAAAACGGTAAAGATACCATATCGTGGTCCAGTTGAAAGCACTGTTCTCGATATATTAGGCGGTATACGTTCAACGTGCACCTATATTGGCGCAAAACGCGTGAAAGATGTTCCCAAATGCACGACTTTTATTCGAGTAACGAATCAAGTGAATCAAGTATATTCTGGAAAAGAACATAAGGCATAAATTATGTCAATATGTATTGATTGATGCACAATGTTAATTAAAATTGATTGTCGTGAAAAAGAATTGTATGAGTTGTTACAACAATCAAAAGCACCCACCCCCATCGCACCACCACACCCTGAACCCGATTTCTACTTGATGGACCTAGGTGATGGGATGACAATGAAAGTTCCTTTACCAAAGAAATCTCTCGGAGGCGCGAGCACAAGTGTCGCGAAGAAGCGAAAGACCGGAACATCCGTCGTCGCATCGACCGTCCACGAAATCAAATCCGAGAGATTGCCACTTGGTGATATTATTCTTCACGACCCCATTTCAGACAAAGACATTGTGCTCTTTGAGAGAAAGACACTGAACGACCTCGCAGCAAGTATTCAAGATGGGAGATATAAAGAGCAATCGTTCCGTCTCTCGGAAGAAGCCGTATCCCCCACATCAGGTCTCGCCACTACTCACAATATCATCTACATCATTGAAGGCGACCTCCATCATTACGATGACCGACATAGCCGTATCACAAAAACAGCCCTTCAAAGCGCAATGGTCTCTCTTCTTTATTACAAAGGATTTTCAGTTGTGCGCACGATGAATCTAGGAGAAACTGCGGATTTCATAATTCATTTTGCGGATAAAGTGGCAAAGGAGGGTCTAGCCGATTCGGCGACGACGACGACGACGACGTCTGCGACCGTGGCTGGATACAGCGAAGTCGCCGCCAAGAAAGAGAAGCGAGACTACATCACGCGAGAGAATATTGGCGAGATTATGCTCGCACAAGTTCCGGGAGTCAGTTCTAAAATCGCGGCGGGGATTCTCTCGAAATACGGCGGTTCACTCTACGACTTTTTAGCAGATTTACATCGGAAAATCAATGATTATGAAGAAAGTCTCTCACCGGAGTTGTCGCCACCTTCGCCTGCATCCGCACCCTCACCCGCACCAATGAATAAAAATAAACTCAAACACGTATCAGAGTGTTTCGCGGATATTGCGATGGACGGTAAACGTGGTATCGGAAAGGCGACAATCGAAAAACTGTGTTATTTTTTATCGTGATAATGTAAGAGATATTGTGCGATGCAGGGTTCGCCTCCTAAATCACCGCCTCAGTCATCGCCTCAGTCATCGCCCCAGTCACCTCCTGTGTCACCAGAAATAGAAATATCAGATAGTATCGGGTTATCTCACAGTCAAATAGAGTCGCCAACGCGAGAATCATATAATGAATATTTTCTATTTCATTCCGGAATTGACGATAGTTCCGACCAAGATACGTGTATGCTCAAAATGTTTTCAGACGGTAAAATCATATTTATTCGTTATTCATTTACATTATTATGCCATAAACCGAACAACTTGGATGTTATCACAGGACTTTCGCAAGATGAACAAGAAATAATATATAAAAATGAAGTTGGCGCCATTGTAAGAACAAGATTAGGAACAGATGATTTTAGTGCTTGTCCACCACACCAAAGTATCACTCTTTCAGATATCCCCGAAATAAAAAGTGGACAACGCCTTATAAATTACGACGAATTAATGATTCAAGGATTTATGCCTAAGGTAAGAAAGTTCTTTTCACGTGAGTTTGATGAAACGGCTTCGGTTGTAAGTGGTTCGTCTGGTATTACTGAAAACGCACAAGGTCAGCCCGTACTTCACACGATGACAACACGAAGTCACACGATGACAACACGAAGTATGAATCCAATAGAGCAGGAATATTATAATTTATCCGAAATTATAGTAAGTTTGTATGGGTTATCTGACGCAATACAAGTTTCATTAGGAAAGTTACACAATTCTTTAAATACCCGGAGTGACACAGCCGAAAATGGCAATAAACCATTTGAAGATATCGTTTGTGACGCAATGGCCCCGTTTTGCGCTCCATCAAGTAGAATGGGTGATAGTAAGTCATTTGACCAATGGTTAGAGACTTCAGAGGCCGATAAAAAAAAAATGTTGATGTGTTTAAAATCCGCATATGTATCGCGCGCCGAAAACTCGTGTAAGGTTCACGATAAACCTGAAGTTGTGATTTTACAGAAAATGAACGAATTGTATTTGAGTGATATTCGTCCGTTTTTAATATGGCGAAGCTCTGGAAATCTTGAAGGTATATTAAATGAAATGGACCAAGTATTCAGTAAACATTTCAGAATATATATGGAATCAACAAAAAGCGCCAGTGGAGGTGTAAGTCAAGAAAAGTGCCGATTGGCCATCACTGATTATCAAACTATTTTTGCCGAAGCAATGGATCAAATGGAATGCCCAATACCAAGATATGACCGATTAGGTGAAATGGTCCGAACGCGGTCATCCAGATTAGAAAAGACCTTAAAAAATGCGAATCTTGGGTTTAATGAAGGTATGCAGGCACCCGACGCAGAAGAAAACGTCGCAACTTCAATGGTCAGTAATGCGCAAGCATTAGTATGTGACGCGATCAATCACGCGGATTTTACTGATAATAAAATAATAGCACACTTGAATAGTAGTGAAATTGACGCGGCAAGATTATCCTTGGATATTCAACTCCACGGACAACTTCGTCCGTTGGTAATATTGATTGAACATCCTGACTACAGCGATGATAAAAATGTGTGTTCGGCGATATTACCAATACCTTGTGATTTTAGAGGAGATTTTCCACCGCCACCAACGTTACGAACTCTAAAAATCCGTGAATTACACGAAGGAGATGGTGGATTATTCGTATTTCTTTCTATTCCGTGGTTTGAAGTAGATCATTATAGAAGCGAATGGTTCTCAAACCTAAAAAGAGACGATAAATCAAAAGTAATACGACCCATTATTTGTGTGTATAAAGTAACCGAAACGTTTCCACCTAATGAAGGATATGAAGATGCGTTAAGAAATTTACATAACGAATTTATCCATTACTTGACTAGCGAACAACAAATTCTGGCAAGTTCGAATAGACGGTTATTTGAAAATTGTCGTGTTCCAAAAGTAAAACCAATTATAATGCGTCAAGGTATTCAATACAGTTTCGTATTTGGAATTAGTACAACAAAGAGCGGTGTGTCAAATAATTTAACGTTAGCACTTATTTTACCACACTTGAGCGAAGGTGGTGGCGAAAAATGTTTTAGAGGAACGTGTGACGCACGAGAATGTATTCGTTTATTAAACCATAGTGGTTGCAGTTACTTACACGAACGTCATTTTACACTAAGAAATGCACTACTCCTCAGCTTAACCAAGTTGAATTTTTTACTAGGATTAATCTTAAAAGAATATGGAGACAGCACAAAGGCAGTATGTGCTGAAATTATGAGGTCATACGGGATTTCAAGTATTCTGGCATCAGTAGATTGGTGTTTGTTATTGCGACAGTATGAAGGAGTTGGTGCGTTCAGAACAGACAAATTATTTAAAATTACCGGAACAACTGAATTAAAAACAATTTCTCCGGAAGAAATTCGTAAAATCGCAACACTGCAAGCACTAATTATGTGTTATGCTCGTAAGGATGAATTAAATAGCGGTAATATTAGTGCCCAACTAGCGCTACTACAAGGAAATGAAACGAATAGCAGAGAAGCTGCTATAAACGCATATAGAATGTTTCAAAGTAGTATTCAAGTTAAATTAAATAGACGTATTATTGAGCCGCTTGAAGGTTTGCTCGAACGATATCGGGGCTCCAATTCAATTGAGATATTATCAGACTATTGCGAATTTGTATTATTTCACAGTAAACTTCAAACTACTAATTTTTTAGTAGATGAGGATAGATTTGTGTCTATGATATCCAAACCAGTAACATCACACGGACGTCATATTTGTCACGATATGTTAGATTTTTTTGAGAAGTATGTTATTGATACACGAAAGATTGATAGTTTTGAATATGAACGAATGAAGTTGATTCATACAAAAGACACAAAAACAATAGAGAATTTGTTAACCAAAATACATAATATTCCTTTGAATAATCCATACATAATGCAACGTGTAAATTCTTTAAAAACAGGCAATTCAGCAATGGAAACAACAAAAGAATCTATAAAAAAACAAATTGAGTCTGATATGATTGGTATTTTTTCGAATTGTTCATTATTTGAATTATTGTTATTGGTGAATCATTTTAATAAAAACGTGTCAAATTTTAATTTTAAAACATCAAGTGAAGAAGTTGTTGCAACAACTCCTAGACAAGAAGCTAATTCTAAAATACCGCCATTTAATGTAGCTGATATAAAAAGGTTGTTAAACCCATCTTTGTGGACGTTATTTCACGAGTTTTTTGGAGCCGAATGTGGTGTTACTGATTTTACAAGAAATACACACGTAAGTAAAATAGCAACTGTTATTCAAAATGCGGGATATACTTACTTATCGCCTGAACATATTGCTGGTCTCAAGGCACCTAAAAACCCAATACAAACACCGCTAAATACAGATACTGGAGATGCCTACAAAAAGACCAATATGAAAGGATTAAAAAGTTCAGCACGACAAAGTTCGGCACGACAAAGTCCGGCACGACAAAGTTCGGCACGACAAAGTCCGGCACGAAAAAGTTTGGCACGAAAAAGATCGGCACGACAAAGTCCGGCACGAAAAAGTCTAGGACTAGCGCAAAGTCGTAAAAATTTGCAAAGTCAAGGGCCAGCAAAGAGGAGGTATTCGCAAAGTCAAGGGCTACAAAGTAAAACAAAGAAGCGTAAGACTAAAGGTGGTTCACGCCAAAATACATACAAAATAAGTTATAAAAGGAAGATACATAAAACACAAAAACATAATCGTCATAACCATCAATAAATCAATAAATAAATAATCTAATTCTATTTCAGTAATAGATTATTTACAATCATATATACCAATCATACAATGAATTCCGACAACACCGATACTCTTGCCAAATACGTGGTTTTAGGCATATTTATCATCCTCGCACTCGTCGCCATCCAGTATATATTTCGTAATCAACTCGGGATGATTGAAGGTCTCGCGAACCGAAATTCCAAAAAAGGCGTCAGCGAACCACTCGACGATGAAAATGACGGCGATATTATCACCATTGCCAAACGTCAGGAAGAATTCGCAACCAAGACGCAGAAATCTCTGAATATGGACTCGCATTACAATCATTACAATAAAATCATCGAGAATATGGACCAGTGGGTCAATGCCAAAATCGTGAATTCTCTCAAGAACGTCTCTCGGGAAGTTCACGGCGAAGGCAAAATGGAGGATATCATCCGGCATATGAATGAGTTGAACACGATGAATAAATTCAAGGTGACGCTGGAGGAGTGTGCGAGGTATATCGATTCCTCGTGAAAAGTCGTTGCGCGCCCTTCGGTTGCTCCACTTCTTTTCACTCGGAGTTTTCCTCTATATCAATCCTCACTCTTACGTCATCCGAGTTTCTCTCTCGTCCGATTATTCCGCTTCACTCCGTTCGCTCCATAACTCCCTCGTTCGGGCTTCGCTTGTTCTCATCCGTCGTCCATCTCACGAATATTGCCCGCCTGTCGTATTTGTCATTTATGTATTCTCAGAAAGATGTTGAATCGTTGAAGACCCGAACGAGGAAGTTACGGAGTGAAGCAGAATAACGGACGAGAGAGAATTCACCACAATATCTTACGACTCAAGTTATTCGCGGAGTATTTATTTCTCCGCCAATTTCCACGCATTCCGCTAGTTCGCGTGAGGTAAGCCTTGCGACGAATCTGATTACGATGTCGTGTGAAATCCTGGTATCCAATTTGACCGAAGTGTATCCATTTATTATGATTTGGGTCAAATATTTTGTATTTCTTCTCCGGTTTATCCGATGGATATAGTTTTGCGGTTTTTCCCAAATAACGATACGCCATTTTTTGGGCGATACGTGGGTTTGAATATCGCAGTAATTTTTTTGTAAATACAACACGAGGACGATGCATTCCTTGATTTCAGTATATAATAACTTAAGAAAATCATTTGTCAACCGTCCCATTTACCACGACATAATACAGTGTAAGTGCTACTGCGGTTCCCGACATTACGTGCCACGCTGAGTGTAACGGCGCAAACCCCATTCGGTCCATAAAAAAACATGTAATCCCGACGAGGGTGAGTGTTAGAATCGTGTATCCATAATACGACTTCATCCGCGTATATGACAGTAGCGCAAATGGAAACACTGCGCCCATTAGAAGTATCACGATGCGTGTAATATAGCGCCACGCATTCAATTGAACGACGCCAAGCAGCAGCAACGCACCAATTTGCGTGACGACGTCCACGCCAAACACCGTCATTGACGCCGAAGCATACAAAAACGACGCGAAGAAGCAATCCACGCACCCCACAATTTCAACTAAACACGCGTGGTATATTGCCGAGCATAACATCACCACTACGGCTATCGCGACCGAAAAATGGATATACGCAGGCCACTCCTTCATCTCTCGCCATTCCGAAGACCAATCTTCTTCTTTCACGAAATAAAGAAGCAGACTACTTCCATAAAACACGGATGTAAGAAAGCACCAAAACTCTGCGATATTTGGATGAACCTGGTATTTCGTTTCCATCGTCGTGATTTCCGCGGTATCAAACGGCGCGCATTTACACGGGTGGCCGAATATACAGCGAATCAACGACCAGGATTCGGGTTCGGATTCGGGCGCGGGCGCGGGCGCGGGCGCCGCCGTGGCCTTCGTCTCGGTGAGGTGTATCGTTGGCGATACACGCTCCACTTCCGCAATCATTTCGTCCATCACCTTGCGTGTAACTGTGCTTACGAAGTATTCTTCGGTGATATACGGGCATTCACGCCAGCACATTGTCCCGTCATAATCCCACGACACTGCTTTTTCTTTCCCGCCGGTGCCGACCCGGTCGTCCAAAAACACCTCCCAACATTCGCCACCATCGCCCCACCCACGTCGTTCACTTCGCAGCCACTTTCCCGCATACGTGAACCCTTTATTCGTGAAATACCGCCAATCCTTACGCCCCAGCGCCGGAATAAACTCCCACGACTTCCGTGTCGCATACGTATACTCATAACGCTTGCCCAGCGAAAATCGGCCGTCGGGCAGCGGTATACGATAGCATTCGATTTCTTCGGGGTGTGAATGTGGATGCGAATCCGTCATTTTAGTAATATGTATATATCGTAAAATCCATTTATACGATATACTTTCAGATATGCCGCGATTACGCCGCCGGTCTGCGCGCCTTCCCGATTTCAACATCCTCGCCTCGCCCTCGCGAGACCGCATCCCCCGCATATCTCGCGCTGCGATATTTCTCGCTGGCCACCGGAATTTTCATTGGCAACAATGCGGACGTATCCGACCTCGCAGCATCCGGACGAGTTCGGTCGGCATACGCACCCGACGCAACAACGGATTCTGAAAATCGGATGCCACCCCAGTTTGAGTCCATCGGGTTGTCGCTATATTTCATCGTGAGTTCCTTCTCTCGAAACGCCGCGTCGTGATGCGTATAATCCCCCATATTAAAATTCAGAGGGTCAAATCCGTCATACATCTCATTATTAAACGGGGGATTATCGCGAGAGGCATCCATCATTTGGACGAGCGCAGCAGGTGCGGGTGAATAAGGAACGTTTGCCGAGAGCCCGCCCTGTAAATCGGTGGGAGAAGGTCGCATCTTGTATACGGCGTTACCTTGTGCGTCATATGAATATTGTAAGAACAATACGGGGCAGCGAATTCCGCGTCCTTGAAGCCAATCCATAAATTCGGAATAGTCGTCTAAACTTTTAAAACGGATGGGGTTGACACCGGGAACTTTCTCCACCTTGGAGTTGTAGAGGAAGATTTCACTCCCGTGTTGGATGAGAATATTGGGGCATCGGTCGGTGTTCTCGCCGGTGACGGCGAACCCTTCGGTCGTTCCTGCTTCGTCGGGTGTCGCGGTCTTTTGAAGCTTCCGCGTCTCCACTACATCCGATTCAATATTGATAAACCCCTCTGGAACTGCGGCGTGATTCGTTGGTGTTGTAAATGTAATATATGCGCCGGTTAAAAACAAAATCACAATCAATACAGGCCACGCCACGATTGTCACGTCGCGAATTTGTTTCCACACAGTGACCTCTTTTACAATTTTGTCGATATTTTGACGAAGATAGTTCATTATAGCTTTTCGAACGATTGTTAGAATATTTATATAATACCGATATAATATCGTTATAATACCGTTATAATATCGTTATAATATCGTTATAATCTATATAAAGAATGATTGAATTAATCGACGTGACAAAACCAAAGCATCTTGCTCGCTTAAATGCTGTCGCCAAACAAGCGCACGACCACCCGGAAACACACGGACTTCTCGTGAAAATCTATGCGGATTGGTGTGGACATTGCCAGAATATGAAAGACGATTGGTCACGACTTACTGCGGAACTAAAGCAGCATTACAAGTGTAAGCGCCCGGATTGTGTCCTTACAATTGCGAATATCCGCGCAACAACTTTAGGACCAAACGACCCAATACTTAAGAATACCGAATACATACCTAAAGATATTCAATCCATCCCACAGATTATGTATATTTCTAAAGGTGTGCGTAGTTTAGAATATACCAATGAACGCGTTTATTCCGAGATGCTAAAATGGGTTGTTTCACATCCCGACTTCACATTAGTGCGTAAGGAAATCAATACAGCAACAACCAACACAGAAGCATCAGTTTCGCATAAACATAGCAACAATGTATTAAAAGGATTAACGAAAAAAGCGCGCACCAAATTCAGAGAGTTTCACCGCGACACATTAAAAAGGTTTCATAAAGAGATGCGACGTCAACATAAGAAGAGTGTTAAAAACCGAATGCCAACACCTGTTGCCAATCACAAAAATATAAAAAATAGTAAAGGATACATTCCGGCTTATTTAATGTAAAATTATATATAAATTATATATATACAGCAATACAGTTTACCTAGTATGTCTTATCAGTTAACGGTATGTCCTACGGCATACCTAATTCTTATACTTATAATCGTATCCAATATATTGGATAGTTATTTAGTGATTCGTTACAATTTTCACAAAAATAATAATGTTATTTTAGGATTATCATTAATTATAACAGTTGCTATATCGGTTTTGTTGATATGGATTGCCAATAATACATGTAACAAATACGTTTGGGTTTCTTGGATTATTATATTACTGCTTATAATAAATATATATGATTCAATAATGTTATTTGTTGACCCAAAAAAACGTGAAAAAGTTCTTTCAGAAATAAACGAATATGATAATGTAATACGTGTAAATTCACAAGTCCGAAAAAGTTTATGACCTGATATTAAGATACTGTTTGTAATTCAAACACCAACGATATTTGAATATTGGTAATAATTATTTTTTATAATATATAATTTGTAACTATATGTTAGAAACTACATTATTCCACTAGGTTAGTATGCTATCAAACATTTCAGTATGCCCGATGGCGTCACTCGTCCTGACCCTCGTAGTTATCATCAATATTCTAGATATTTATTTAGTAGGATTTCAATTTGCGTTTATTGTCACGAATCTCTTGATTTCCGTATTCTTTGTTTGGCTCACAAACAAAACGTGCGATAAATATCAGTGGGTGTCTTGGTTGATTACTGCGTATTTCGTGATTTGCATCATTGGTGCGATTACAATTATATCCAATCCAGAGAAATACAAAATAAACGCAACTAAAGGTATTCTTGAAGGAAATGTTCCTTGCGCTAGGGGTAAAAATCGTGTAGGGGGATGTTGTGGACAGCGCGACAGTTCGGGTAGAATGTGTCGAGGTGCTTGTTGCCCGCCTCAAAGAAATGGTTGTTGTCAATGATATAGAATATCATTATAGTTCATATAATAAACCAATATTTACTTCATTATATGACATAATTATAGTTAGGTCATATATTATACAATAAAATGATAAAATTGAAATAAAGAAAACAATGAAATTAAACACACATCAAGAAGTATTACTAAAACCAATATGAGAAAATTTAAGATAGTGAAGAAGAACACAACATCAACCCCGCGCCAAAGTGACACCGACACCGACACTTACGCGGATGCGAACCCAAAATTCCGACTAATCGACTTTAATGTATATGATTGTGTCCCTGATACGAATACGCACTCATCCGCATCTGATAATAGCAGTGGAGGAAGTGATGACAGTTCAGTCGCATCGGGTGACAGCGGTGGCGGTGGTGGCGGTGGTGGTGGACGACGTCACCGCGGACAGGAAGGAGAATGGTCAACAACTGATACCAATGAATTCCGCATCCAGATGTTCGGCATCAACGAACAAGGCGAAACCTGCTCCATCTTCGTAGATGATTATCACCCCTTCTTCTATGTCAAGGTAGCCGACCACTGGACAAATGCTACCAAATGCGCCTTCATCCGCGACATCAAAAAGAACTTAAAGAGCAAATACTACGAAAACAGTATTCTCGCAGACAAATGCGAAATCGTGGAGAAGCGCAAACTCTACGGGTTTGACGGTGGGAAGAATCATAAGTTTGTCCTGATCGTATTCAAAAATACCACGGTGATGAACCGGGTGAAGAATCTCTGGTATCACGATATCTATACTCCGCGTGATGGGAAGACGCGCGCACTGAAACCTGATGGATACCAATTCGCAAGCACGAACACGTATATCTATGAAGCCAATATACCACCCATCCTGCGTTTCTTCCATATCCAAAAAATCAGTCCATCTGGTTGGGTCACCTTCTCCTTGAAGAAAACGCGACTTATCGAGAAATACACGACGACGTGTCAATATGAATACCGACTATCCTTTGAAGACATCATCCCGCTCAATGAAAAAGAGACAGTTGTTCCTTACAAAATATGTAGTTTTGATATTGAAGCAAGCAGCAGTCACGGTGACTTTCCCATCCCCGTAAAGTCCTATAAGAAACTGGCGACGAATATTGTCGACGCGGTATTTGCGAAGAAAGCAGCGCACGCTGCGGTTGCCGACGAAGACATTACCGATGATGAATTGACGCATATGATTTATACTGCGTTTCAGTATTCGTATAAGAATCAGCCGGTCTACCCTGGTATTGAAACGGTCTATCCGAAACGCCGACCCAAAGAGGTGGATATGACGCGTTTATGTCGTCTCGTATGTTCCAAGGAACTCAGGCACCTTATCAAACAGGAGGTCGTCGCGCAAGAAAATACGATAGAACAAATCTTCCTTCAAATGGCGGCGACGGCGAAAGCCGAAGCAGTGAAGGCAGCAGAGGCCAAGGCGGCCGGTGGCGGTGGTGGTGACGACGACAGCGACGATAATGGTGATAGCGACAGCGACGAGGGAGACCGCGCGCGAGGTGACGGCGACGTAGACGAAGATATAGTGTCGTCGGGGACAACCGCGACAGCGACGTCAAAGACCAAGTCGTCGTCTGCTAATGGCGCCGCCGGAACGCCCGACCTCTCCGTCAAACTCACCACATTATTAAACAACCCAAAACATACACGTGAAGAAAAAATCAAGATTGTCAGCGATACGCTGGGTTCCATTTTCCCCAAAGTCGAAGGCGATAAGGTCACATTTATCGGGTCTACGTTTGTGAAATACGGACAAAACAGTAACCGCCCCTACCTCAATCACTGTATCGCCCTGGATACGTGCGACAACCTCCGCGACGAAGTTCCGAATTCCGAAATCGAATCCTATACGACAGAAACCGACGTTCTCTTAGCGTGGATGCGTCTTATCCAGAAAGAAAATCCAGATATTATTATCGGGTATAACATCTTTGGTTTTGATTACCAGTTTATGTTTCGGCGCGCAGTTGAAACAGGATGCTATGAAGACTTCTTGAAATTATCGCGCAACCGGGACGAAATTTGTGCGAATGCGGGGGGTAGCGGTGGCGGTGGTGGTGGTGGTGGTGGCTACGTGAACCCAAATACTGAAATCACTGCCGATAATGTCGCGATAGAACAAACCAAAATCACCCTCGCCAGCGGTCAATACGACCTTCATTATATCAAAATGACTGGACGACTCCAAGTGGATGTCTACAATTATTTGCGCCGTGATTTCAATCTCTCGTCGTATAAGTTGGACGACGTCTCAAGTTACTTCATCGGTGACGCAGTGAAGAGTGTGGAATACGACTCCGCCACAGACACGACCCGCGTCGCCTCCGGGAATTTGCTCGGACTTGAAGTCGGAAATTATGTCAAATTTGAACAGACGAATCATTCTACAGACGTTTACAAGGACGGTCACAAATTCAAAGTCATCGCCATCACCGCGCTGTGTTTCACCGTTCAAGGATGCGCGACACCTGATATGAAAACAATGGTGCGCTGGGGTCTCGCGAAAGACGATGTATCGCCGCAAGACATTTTCCGGATGACGAAGGAAGGTCCCAAAGAGCGAGCAGTCATCGCGAAATACTGTATTCAGGATTGTAACTTAGTCCATCATCTGATGAACAAAATCGATATTCTCACAGGTTATACCGAGATGGCGAAAATCTGTAGCGTCCCTATCAGTTTCCTCGTTATGCGCGGGCAAGGCATTAAACTCACGAGTTATGTTGCGATGAAGTGTCGTGAGAAAAATACACTGATGCCGGTCATAGACAAAGACCGGAGTGAGTCGGGGTATGAAGGCGCGATTGTTCTGCCACCCAAATGCGGACTCTATCTGGACAATCCAGTTGCGTGTAATGACTATTCGTCGCTGTATCCTTCATCAATGATTAGCGAGAATCTCTCACACGATAGCAAAGTATGGACGAAGGAATACGACAATGACGGTAACCTCATCCGCGAGACGGGGGAGCAATGCTATGATAATCTGCCCGGATACAAATACGTGGATATTACATACGATACCTACCGGTGGACGCGCCCGAAATCCGCGACGAAGACTGCCGCCGCTGCGGTGAAAGTGAAATGCGGAACGAAAGTGTGCCGTTTTGCGCAATTCCCAGAAGGTGAGAAGGGAATTATGCCCGCGATTCTGGAAGAACTCCTTCTCGCACGTAAGACGACGCGCAAACTCGCGGAAAAACAGACCGACCCGTTTATGGCGAATATCCTGGATAAGCGACAATTGGGTTATAAGGTGACCGCAAATTCATTATATGGACAGTGTGGTGCGAAGACAAGCACATTCTATGAAGTGGATGTTGCCGCATCAACCACTGCGACGGGACGTAAACTCCTCACCTATGCGCGCCGTGTCGTCGAAGAAGCATACGGTGATATTCTACTGCCAACTTCACATCCGAAATATCCCATAGTTCATTCCAAGGCGGAGTATATCTATGGCGACACAGATAGTGTGTTCTTCACGTTCAACCTTGCTACGCCAGAGGGCGTCCCTATCCGCGGGAAAGACGCGATTGAAATCACGATTGAACTTGCGAAGCAAGTGGGCGATTATTCGTCGAAGTTCTTGAAAGGACCGCACGCGTGGGTTTATGAGAAGACGATATGTCCCTTCGCGCTTCTACGAAAGAAGGGATATGTTGGTATCTATTATGAGCAGAACCCCAATAAAGGGAAACTGAAGAGTATGGGTATCGTATTGAAACGCCGCGACAATGCGCCAATTGTGAAGGAAATCTATGGCGGGATTATCGATATTCTGATGAAGGAGCAAAATGTGGACTGTGCCATCGCCTTCTTGCGCGAGAAACTCCAGTATATGATTGACCAGAAATGTCCGATAGAGAAACTCATTATTACAAAGTCGTTGCGGTCGGATTATAAGAACCCGCAACAAATCGCGCATAAGGTTCTCGCGGATAGAATGGGTGTGCGCGACCCTGGAAATAAACCGAATACGGGCGACCGTATTCCGTATGCGTATATTCACAATGATGCCAAAGGCGCGCTACAGGGCGATAAGATAGAACATCCGGATTATATACACGCGCAGAAACTTCAGTTGAATTATTCATTCTATATTACGAATCAGATTATGAAACCTGTTCAACAATTATTCGCTCTTGTCTTGGAGCAATTGCCGGCGTTCCAGAAGAAGAAGGGGCGATTCTTGGATGCGGTGGAGACGGTGGCGTCGACAATAGACGACCCTGTAAAGCGCGAGAAAAAAATAACAGAGATGCGACATAAAGAGGTGAAATCGCTGTTATTTGACGAGTTCTTAGTGAAGGCGGAGAATCTGAATAAAGGGAACCGCGCGATTACGGATTTCTTCGGTGGAGGCGGAGCACGGGCGAAGGGAGGAGTATCGGTAGGTAACAACAAGAAATAAAAATGTAAGTGAAAGTGGTAATTTATTTTTATTCCACTTCCATAATATCGTCATCATCCTGGTGGTCCTGGTGAGATGCTGCGCGACCTCCACTACCGGTCCCGGACCCGTTTCCATTCCCGGTGCCTATTCCTGTGGTCAAACCAACTATCGTGTTCACAATTTCACGATATAGTTGCTCTTCTGTATAATTTGCGGAGGGTGCGTCATATGAAAAAGTAATATGGTTATTATCTACACTATCAATCGTGACATTTTGGAGCGACTGTAATGGACCTAGATTTGCTGAAGGTTGATAATCGCGAATATCCCGGCGACACAATGGGCACGTTGAATGACTATTAAACCATTCTCTCAAACTATCACGATTGAAGATGTGATTACAACTGCGTATCATTGTAATTTCACTCGTATCATTGAATTCATCACGAGATATAGGACAAGTTGCATTGACAGGACTAATGATATTTCCAAATACAGAATTTAAAGTGGCATTGTGTATTTGTTCGTTGGTAGGTGGACCTGGTAGACGATTCGTTATTGGAGCGATGCCTCCAGCTCCGGTCCTTACTGTAGCTCCCACTGTTGGTCTAGCAATCACACTTGGAACATTATATAACATTGAAAATAGATTTGGTCGTATACTACGAGCATTACGGTCTGCTTCTGTAGAAATGTATCTTGATAATAAACGCGGATAGATATCATTTATACGCGGCTGCGGCTGCGGCTGCGGCTGCGGCTGCGGCTGCGGC